AACTTTTTTTTTTTTTTTCTATGTAAATTTTTTATGTAAAAAAACTACTTAAAGAATTATTCACATATGTCAGCATAAATATGGTTTATAAATATGTCAGCAAAAAACGCAACCCTAAATATGTCAGCAAAAGACGAAAGTATAGAGGAAAGCGAGCGTATAATAAAAAGAAGCGAGCGTATGCTTCGACCCTTCAAATTGCTAATCTCAGGCCTGCTACTGTTATGGTCAAATTTCAAAGTAAAATCCGTTATCTGCTCACTAGTACCTCTCCTATTGTTGCGTCCAATAGTATACTCAATTGGAACTGCTCTTCAGGTCTGAAAAATCCGGTGGTTATTTCAGGAAACTGGACAGCTCAACGAAGTGGCGATTTATTCGCGTCAGCAGATTATCAGCCATACTTCGATAGATACAACACATATAAGGTTTTAGGTAGTAAAATCTCAGCGACTTGTCGCCCTACACCATTAGAAGGTTTAGAAACACAGACAAATAATTTAGTCAGCACAATTCGATCAACAACTTCGTCAGCATTTTCATCGAGCACACCACTATGGGACATAGAGGGGGGCTTTGGTAGTAAATCCCGAAACTATGGAACCCTATCAGGTTCAGGTTATCGGTCAGCAATAATTTCACAAGGATATTCACCTAAGAAACAACTAAATCTAAAAGATGTGAAAGACAACGATGAAATCGATGTCAGCACTTCTGCTTATGGCAACAATCCCACTGAAAGCACATTCATAAATTTAATTGTAAGTCCTGTTTTATCAACAGCCTCACAAGGTCACGTCACGACTATCGTGGATGTAAAATTCGATGTCATCGCAATGTTTCAGGATAGTTCATCTAATAACAATCCATTACCATAATAAAAATAAATAGAACAAATAAGTAAGCGTCGCGCCCGAAGGGCCGGGCAAGCGCGCAGAAAAGAGAGGAACGAACGACCCCTATTATAAGTTAAAAAGAATAACACCCTGGTTACGAGGTGTTTAGTTAGGTGTCACCAGACGCCCTCCGGCGAGGAGCCCTCGGAGAGCGCGACCCTGCGCGACGACGAAGGAGGAGCAAAGGGCGCGTATTGTAATTATATATCTTTTATATTTTCATCTAATCCGAAATCATCCTGAACGGCTATACCTTCATTATGTATTTCATATATATTTAATCGGTCAGCACTCCATCCTGTAAGGTCTGGCATTTCATTCATAAATATCATTACAATTGGTTTGTTTCCATTTACCATTCCACCTTCATATTTACCACTATAAAAAAACATATTTTTTATTTCTTCAATACCACCATAAGAGAGGTAAGTCGCGCCACAACGGCGTGGAACGTCAAATACAACTATCTTCGGGTAGTTCTTGTTTGCCTTATGGTATTCGACGATTTGATTTTTCATATCGGAAGCTTTCCCACCTGAAACAATAACACGTTCTCTATTCATATATAACCACCTGCAAAATTCAGTTTTTCCTAGTCCACCTATGTGATCAATGACAATGTGTAATTTTCTATCACCTTTAAAGTAGTCATAACTATCAACAATATCTATGAGGAAACGAAGTTTCTCATTAGGTTCTTCAAAATAAATTTTTTCACTAGGCTCTTCCTCACGAGATTGATTTGTGGCAACTCCTTCTTTAAAAGTGTCTTCTATGTTTCCAGTATCCCATCTAAGCTTACCATCATAAGTTTTATCTTTTTTACAATAAGCAAATAATTGAAAAGGAGTACTTTCTTTAATTTTCTTTTCGAAGTGGATCCTCCTCGTCAAGCCTAAGCTTTTAGGAAGTCCTTTCTTCCTTATAGGATACGCTAGTGCTCCTTGTAAATGTGGAGTTCCTTTTTTTCCAATTTCAGTTTGGAACCGAATGTAAGGAACGACGGAAGACGGAACATTTTTAATTGCTTCAATATCTTCTTCAGTATAATTATTAAGTGTCCAACTCCAAAATCTACTCTGGGCAGGCGTCTTAGTATTACCCTGCCCGTCGGAATTCGTCGGAACACCGGATTTCGACATTTTAATAATAGTATTATTTTTTATTTTTTATGTAATTTTAAAAAAAACTTTTTTTTTTTTTTTCTATGTAAATTTTTTATGTAAAAAAACTACTTAAAGAATTATTCACATATGTCAGCATAAATATGGTTTATAAATATGTCA